GTTTGAATGATCCCGTGGCCGTGGGCATGGACGCCACTAAGTTTGATATGCATGTCAGTGCGGCAATGCTGAGATGGGAACATGGGTTTTACAATATGTTATATAACCATGATCCTGAACTCAAGCGGCTGTTGAAGATGCAGATCAAGAATCGTGGTGTCGGGTTTTGCGAGGACGGAAGTTTGCGGTATAAAGTGGAAGGCCGTAGATTTTCCGGTGACATGAACACTGCCCTTGGAAATTGTCTCATCATGTGTGCCATGGTGTGGTCGTATGCCAAGGAACGCAATGTCCCCATCAAGTTCGTGAATAATGGGGATGATTGTGTAGTGTTCATGGAGCGAGACTGTTACCAACGTTTCATTGTTGGTTTGGATAGATGGTTTCTAGACCTAGGATTTAGAATGGTTGCTGAGGAGCCGGTATATGAATTGGCACAGGTGGAATTTTGTCAGATGCGCTGCATCCAAACTGGGTCTGGCCCAGTTATGGTGCGCAATTTTAACACCGCCCGTGAAAAGGATTCGGCCTCTTTTCTTCCATTGTCCACGGAGAAGGAGACCAGGAAGTGGCTGTGGGCCGTAGGGGAGTGTGGGTTAGCGTTGACCGGAGGAGTGCCAGTATTCCAGGAATTCTATAAGTGGTACATGCGTCATGGTGTGGAAGGTGCAGTGAGCGGAAGTGTCCAAATGCAGTCAGGAGCGATGTTCCTCAGACAGCGGCTGGACGCCCGCGAAGCACCGATAACACCTGAAGCGCGTGTCGCCTTCTTTGAAGCCTGGGGTGTGACACCAGACGAGCAGGTGGTGCTGGAAGAGTACTACGCTGAGTTGTCCTTCGAGTTCCACAAGACCCACGTCGATGAATACATTGAAGTAACAGGAGCACCTCTTTAATGTATCATGGAAACTGGTGTGGACCAGGATGGTCCAATGGTGCCTCCCAGGCCTCTGTCAGGGGGACAGCCCCATCTACGGACGAGTTCGACGAAACATGCAGACAACATGATTTCACTTACGCAGATCATGGTGATTTACGGAGTGCTGATCTGTTATTTGCTCGTCAGAACTTTGGACGTGGGGTTGTTCGCTCGGTGGCGGCGGTCGGGGTGGGCATGCAAGGTCTCCTTCGGTCCCATGATGAATACCTTCCTACAATTTATCAAAGTCAAGAAACAGAAACGATGGTGACGAAGACGTCACAAAAGCTACGGGGTGCGTCCTCCCAACAAATGGGCGCAAAGAAGACTCCAGTTAAGGAGCCGTCTGGTCCCCGCCAGGCGAACGGACTAACTGTCAGTGCAGCACCAACAGCAATTGGTACTGCAATTCGGGCAGTCAAACCCTATATGACGCGCTCTCTCACGGAGGGTCGCATTGCGGGTCGTGATTTCATTGGTACGGTAGAGGGTCAGGGTGTTGCAACCTTTGGCCTTGGTAAGTCTGCCCTTCTCAGCCCGGCGTATTTTTCGTCGACTATTTTGGGTAATCTTGCTCGCTCTTTTGAGCGCTATCGGTGGAATCGCTTGCGTGTCCATTATGTTCCTAAGGTGGCCACCACTGTAACTGGGCAGGTTATCCTGTGCAGTTCCAAGTCGGTGTCAGAACCTTGTTTATCGCCTGAGTCTGGTACGTTTTTACAACGTGCTATGTCCCAGGGTAATGCCGTTTTCAGTCCTCTGTGGTCTCCGACGTATATCGACATCGATTGCACCGGAGACTGGCGGTTGGTTGATCCAGCTACAACAAGTGATCTGGATGACAATATTCATGAAGAGCTTCAGGTGTTCACCCAAGTGAACACTGTCGGTCAAGTTGGATATTTGTTCGCTGAGTATGATGTATCCTTTTCGGAACCCATCTACCAGCCTCATTCCATCAACATTCCCATTCCTACTGGTCCAGGCGTCCGTACAATTTTGTCGGACACTGCCGGCGTCAATGCAGTCAATGATGACTGGGTCCTGAACGACGCCGGCCCCCTGAACTTAGCTGGTACTGCGAATGGAACGATTTTCCGTGGTGTGTTTGACCTGCAAGGGTCGACTGCAGCAACTGGAACAACGTTTGCGAACATGATTAATGCATCTACCTACGTTCATACTACCACAGCCGCCACTGGTGTGCTGACCACCCCCCTGCCAATGGTGGGTGGTACAACGCTGTACTTTGCTGTTAATGGTACAACGTTGTATGTGTATTCCACCCTTGAACAAGCTATCAATGGGGTTGGAAGTGGGCAGATGTTCTTTCGCACAGCTTCTACGCTGGGCGGGGCATACAATTTTGACATGGCGGTCGTCCATTATGGTAATTCCATCAACCCGACTGTTCAGTAGTTCGTTTGGGCACTTCTGCACAACATGGTTAGAATCCATGGCCCTAGAAGTAGTGTTATTTTAGTAATGGACCGTATGTCCTAACAAAAGTATGTAAGTTTAATCGAGAAGGCGTTGATCACGGCCGGAGTATCATTCTATCTCCGGATAAGGACCGTGGCCCCGAAAAGAGGATGTCATCACCGTTAGGGATGGTATAGGTATCAATTAAACTACATGCACTATAAACAATGTATCGCGGGACGTAATTCCTGTATATATGTGATACGCCACGGCCAATGGTTTGACGTGGTAGTGTGAATGGCTCTTCTGCGAAGGGCATTACCCCATAGCTTGATTTCACGATCAAGGGGCTCTAGGGGGGTATCAAACCAGG